TTCGGGTGTCCCGTATCAAGTTTTCCTTTTCTTCAACTTGTAAGTATCTTGTTTTCATTATTTCTGTAGTGCGATTGCTCTGTAGTCTCTAACTACAGGTGACTTTGCTTCATTAGAGGTCAGCAACACTAACTTCAACCTGAAGGACTTGTATCCAGTGTAAGTTACACCATCAGTTGTATACTGATACTCATCACTCGCACCTGTCAATACTGATGCCGGAAGATTGAACTCAATTTCTTTGTAGTCCTCTCTATCTTCATCACTTGAGACAACTGTACTTACTGTTGTTCTTGATAACTCTTGCCAAGGGCGGTCATCCATTGTCGCATCGTCTGCTGCGTTGAGGAACTTACCATAGACCGCAAGTGTACTCGCACTTGGTAGATATGCTGTCACCAACACCCGTAAGTCTTCGGCATCCAATCCTTCTTCAAGGGTCACCGTCTTTGAGATGTATTTGGCAGTCGCATTACCACCACCTGTTTGGTCTTCGTTTGTTTCATCGTTGTTGACAAAGAACTCTGTCGCAACAAGACCCATTCTTTCTACATCAATCGCAGGTGAATGTCTATTATTGAAGGTGTTCGTCAAATTCAATTGGAAATCAGCAGACTTACTTCCACTCAAACCAGATGTCTCTTGATCGTCACCTAGAATAAACTTCCTTGCCTCCAAGAATGTTTCACCGTTGTCGGCAAATTCTATGTAAGCAGAATCACGAGTTGTGGTGCTTGTCGCAAGTTTACCAGTATATTCTGTTCTGGTGTTTTGTAGATTCAGTCTTGAGATATTTAGATATGCCTCATCTACATTCAATTCAGTAACAGTGTCAATTGTTCCGACATAACCTTGTGTCTGCTCCTTGAACTGTGTGTTCGCAGTAAATGTGCCAGTGATACTTTCAAGTGTCATCCGACCATTCTCTGGAGCATTCGGGTCAATGAACTGAATGACACCTGTTGGTGTGGTGTTGCTATGAATAACAGCAGTCACACCAGTTGTCAACCCGTTTGCGTGGAAGAATGTGACTGTCTCACCTGTTGTATACTTATTAGACAGTGTGACATCTTTCACAGATGCGGTATTAGAACTGATTGATGCAACCACACCATTTGCGAGTGAAGTGCCACCAGAGGCAAAGGTTCCGACATTCACACTTGGTTGTGATGTGAATACCAAAGAAGTCTCACCGTGAACACTCTGCCCTGTCGCTAACCCAATCGTGGTATTAGAGATGGTAAAGTATTCCTGCTCTGGATTTTCAATCTGCATCGTGCCCGATTGATTCTCACCAAAGTTAGCAAAGTATGCCTTGAATGTCAAGTCCTCTTCTTGGATTGACTTCCAGTTTCTGTCATTTGCCGACACGAATAACAAACCAGAATATGGATTTGCCGTAATCCGATTACCTGTGATAATATCAGTCTCGCCCATACGAGCAACCCACATATTGTATCGTGGAGAACCACCACACGGTTTGATTACTATAGCATAATCTACATCTGTTAGCAAGTAGATTGGCGTATTGAAGTAAATCGGTGTAGGCACTGGTGTCGTTGCGTTGACATTGATATCATCTGGTTCAACAATAACACTAGAGAACGGCACAACATTTGGTGTGATAAATCCAGAAGATGGGTCTACTTCTCTAATTTGAATTTCAACAGGAAGAGTTGGGTCTTTAGACGCAAAGTACAAGTCCAACTTCGTCAAGAACATACCCGGTGTACGAGATGGGTTTTGACGAATACCATATTGATTTTCAGCAATTGAGTTTTCGGCAAACGAGTCTTCAACTCTAAATGTCTGTGCGAGTGGGTCAAACAATACAACCTGATTGACTCGTTGTAACTCACGAACCGTAATAACAGTATCCTGAACGACTTCTTCTGTTCCGCTTGCTGTGAACTGCCCTTCAGCAACAGTTGTAAAGTTGCCAAGTGAACGATTGTTATTCAAGTTATCAATCAATCGGAATGTCAGTGAACCTGTCTCAAATCTTTGATCCCCACTGTTCGGAAGTTGGAATGTACCAAATACTTCACCATCTGTGGTGGTAATCAGAGCATCACCGACATTACCTGATGCCACAAAACTTGAGTCTGTGGGAATACAGAAGTTACTAATATCCACACCATCAAAGAATGGGAATACTCGTGCGTTAGAAATCATACCTCGTGCGTGGAAGTTGACATCTTGAGCACGAATGAATGGAATGATGTTCGTATCAATATTGGTTGTGGTGGACGAGGTTTCAGATAAGATATCAACTCGTGAACCTGTTCTTCTGCGTACCGCCCCTCCACCACGGGTTTCGGTGCGTGTGCCACGATTGATATCAATCACTGTTCTGTCGGCAGGAAGGTTTACAGTGTCAACCCAAATATCTGTATCTGGGGTCAGAGTAACAACACCTTCGTGTGTATAGGCAATACCTGCCGCATTACGAGTGTCAGATGAGTAGTTACTTTCAATAATCAAATCGTGTGAATATGGAAGTGTTACTAACTTACCATCAGAGTATGCTGTCCTTGAACTGATAGTCGCAGAAGCACCTGATGTCGCACCAGTAATTGTTCCGCTAGATGGGAATGTGCCTGTGACATCCTCAATATACAAACGAGAACCGACTTGATATCTCAAAGTACCAGAACCCGCACCTGCCGACACCGTTTCTCCCGCAGAGAATGAAGCAGATGTAGAAATCGTAACCCGAACATCTCCTGATGTAAGTGTAACACCCGATGATGTTGAGTCGTTGTATTCTAACTTTGTAAACGCATCATATCTTCTTGGAGTCAACTCACGATTGATAACATCAATCAATGCTTTGAAATCGTCGTTGTTGACATCACCAATTGTTCTATCCAAGAAACCATCAACTAAAATACCAGACTTGAATCGGTTCAGACCATTACCATCAGTAATATTCAACGACTCTGCTGACTTTTCAAGCAAGTTCAGTGATGTGTAGTATTCTAAACTACGCACTCTGTCTTCAAGTGCCTGAAGTCTTTCACTCGTATACTTGGTTACACGGTTCTCAATGATGTAAGAAAAGTCTGCGGTGTTTGCGCCCGGTATGTAATCTTGTGGTGCAATCACTGATGGAAACGGACTGACAAATACAGAACCCAACTCAAATCCATCTGCCGGAGTTGGTGGGATTACTGGATTGATTGAGGATACCCCACGCACATCACGGAAGTTTCCTTCTTTGTCTATCACAATCTTGTCAATACGAGGCAGATAGAACGAGAAGTCAATCGTGAAGTTTTCATTTGGTGCTGGGAACCGCAATCCATTACCCGTACCTTCAACAATCGTCGTATGCGTGTTAGCAGGGTTGATTGAAATATCCGACAGTGACGCAACATTGTTTGCGGTGTTTGTCACACGAGGGCGAACATCAATACTGTCTCGTAATGCAAACTCTTCGCCAGTAACAGGTGATGTGTATACAGGAATTTCAGCAGTCGTGATTGCCAAAGTATTCGCAGTATTCGCATCGTCAATTGGATATGAATCTACAGAGAAGTATCCCGAACCCTGTGAAGTATCTTCGGTGAAGTGGTCTACTTTGACAAGTAAGTGGTCACCAGAAGTAATCGTCAGAGTTGAATTTGGTTTCTGCTTGAGTGCTGCCAAATTGTAAATGTTATCACGCTGACCGTTGTCAATAAAGAAGTCATCAGTAACAACCGAACCTTCAGTCAACGATGTAAACGCACTTGCCTTCTTCCGAACTTCTTTCAGTTTGAATACATCGGCAAGACCTAGAGTCCAAGGACCAGTTGTGGTACTGACTGCGTTTGTGGTGTTGATCTGAACATAACGATTTGAGTTGAGTGTCTTTGCCTTTTCTCGTGCTGACACACGGTTCAACTCAACCAACACCGATGCGGTCACACCCGATGCAAATGTTTCTTGGATATCAAATGCCGCAGAAGTCGCAGTGGTGACATTCAGTGTTCTTGCACCCCCTGCCCCAAATCCACCCATATCAATGACAGAACCTGCCGCAAAGACCTTGAAGATTGCGTTAGCAGTTGCATCAAAGTTTGGTGCAGTAAACAAACTCAAAGATGTCGCACCTACGGCAGACACCACAAATGTATTCGCAAATGCCCCGAATTGTAAACGGTCACCCTTGTTGAACTTGGTTGCTGCACCTGTGACACTTGCCACAGTATTTGACCCACTTGTAATATCACCTGTCGCAACACTTGATGTATTTGCGGTCTGCTCAATTACAACGTGGAAGTTGTCTCGTTTTTGAGTTGCACTTTGTAATCCAGTGTCTTGATACCGTTCGTTGGCATTACCTGTATTCAGTGTGAATGTGCCATCAGTCGCAATCGTAACAGGGAAACTCTTGAGGAACTGATACGATGTGTCAATTGTTCCTGTAGAGTCACGCAAGCGACGAATTGCAGTGGCGGGCATCTCGTAGATACCATAGTTGAAGTTCTGTTCAGAAAGAACTGCACTACCACCAGTTAGGACAATATCTGCCTTACCGTCAGAGTTTGTGCCATCGTAGTAGATAGAACGAACATCAGAGAAAGGACTACTTGACATTTTGATGTCATACAGATATACTTTGTATGTGGCATCAGCAGCACCCGGTGTACCAGTTGAGTGCTCAATCGCACGAACCCGTGCTGTACCTAATTCTGTACCGACTACCGAACCTGCAATGCTGTTGTTTGACATCGCATTTTGGAAGTTATCACGCAGTGAAACTATACCGTGGTTATTATAATCCCAAATACCAGACAAGTCATTGACTGTGACATAGTTGCCATAGTTGGATGTCACCGAACCCGCATTGATGTCAACAAAGTCAATACCTTTATCAATCGCAACGTGCTTGGTCAGTAGATTGTCTCTTTCGTAACCAAAGACAAATGCCTTGCCTGGTTTGACATCAACAGAGAACAATGAACTATTACCACTCTGTGCAGTAGTAAATACACCACCATTGTTTGCTTGCTTGAGATGCTCTCTCAACTTGAGGTTCAGACCTTCGGAAATCAAGTGACCATTGATAGCATATGTGCGACGAGCAAGGTAGTCATCAATCTGTGAATACAGTGGTTTGTCTGCTTTCTGTTCTACGTTACCATTCTTGATACGCAAAATTTCAATAAAGTTTGGTTCTGTATTTGCGTTGGCATCTCGTCTAACAAGTGTTGCTTCTAACTTCAGACGGTTTGCGCCCGGTGCAGCAAAGTTGTATGAACCAGATGCTGGGTCAAGAAGTGTTGAGTCGTTTGCCGATGTGACAATACTTTCGTTGATAAGATAACCAACCAATGCGTCAGTGTTGGCACTGTAACGACCCACCTCAACGATTTGAGGAGATACACGAATAAAGTGGTCTTTGGCATAGATGACACCACCACCCAAACGTACAATTGAACCTGTGCCTGTAGACCCTACCGCAGAGATGACATTGGCAGACAATGAACCATCAGTGGATGTAAGGACTTGGTTGTTAGAGAATGTCTTGGTTACGTTATCTGTGTTTGCACGAGATGTGTAAGAAACATACAGTGTTTTGGTATTGGCAGTAATTTCCGAACCAGTAACAACGTGATAGACGTTTGCGGTAACACCATTCGTTGCGGTGAATGTCTGACCTAAAAGGTCACTGACTGTCACCACCGAACCATTAGATGAGTTGTCTCTAATCTTTACATAGTCGGCATAGCGATTGTAGAATGACTCAATGCCAGTGACAACTGAACCTTCCTTGAAGATGTGCTCACCAAATCTGTCAATCTGATTTTGCAGAATGCTCTGCATTTGGGTGAGTTCTCTTGCCTGAACACCGAACCCAGGACGAAACAGAATTCTATGAAAATTCTTACTTTCGTCAAAGTCGTCATAGTATGGGTCAACATTTAGATTTGTTGAGAGTGATGCGGTGTTAGCAATTGCCATCAAATAACCTCAATTAGAACTTGACAACGAGTTTGATGTCTTCTGTTTGTGTTTCAGCACGAGATACGGGTGAACGGTTCTCACGATAGATTACTTCACCAGTAAAAGGCACAATCGGAGTATCTGTAACACTCGTAATAGTTGCGGTCACAGAACTTGAATTACCTGTCAATGTTTCTGCTGAACTGAAAGAACTACCGTTTGCGTTGACAATAATGTTAGAAATTGTCAATGTACCTGTTGTACCTGATGCATTAGAGTTTGCAAAACGAACAACCCGACCAGTTGTATTTCTGTTGCTGACGATAATCTCATCGGCAGTAAAGTCACCACTAACAGATGACAATACCAATTTGGTTGTCTGGTCATACTGTGCTGTTGTCGCAATCGTGTTAGACGCACGTTCAATTGGGTTATTGACAATACCAATCACACGGAAGTCGTTGTTAGTTACAAACGTATTTGACACGTTGCCAGACAACTGTGTGCTCAAAATCACATTGTATCCACCCAACTCACGTTGTGGGTGTGAACCGTGCCCACCTTCAGGTGCGATATATGCGATTGCTGCACCAGATGAACCACCGTTAGATGTAATAGTAACGTTTGCAAACGAATAGTTATTACCTGTCGCAATCACATCAATATTGATAATAGCACCACCCGCCACTGTGTTAGCATATGCCAGTGGATTACCTTGCCCATCGCCCCGAATAGTAATCTTGGGTCCGATGATGTATGTACTTGCGGTTGTTGGTGCAGGACTGAATGCGGTGTTGACTGTTGCGGTACGAGTAGAACCAGTGTATGCAATAATGTCACGCAACTGACCCGAACCAGTACCTGATGAAATATACATCGTGCTGTTTGTGTAATGACCGTCTGTCGCAGATGCATCACCTGCCAAGTTCATTACGAGTGCACTCGCAACAGCAGAGAATACACCAGTATTTGCCCGATAACTGGAACCGCCATTGATGACATCAACGACTTCAATCGCACCGTTGACTGCTGCTGCTTGAACTGTACTGTTATTTGATACAGGCATATGTGTCGTAGTCACAAATTTAGTCACATCTGCCGAATCGATGGTATACATATATTTCCAAATGTAACCATCGGAAGTTTTGACGTTGGTGGTCAGTGTTCCACTAGGGCGTACTGTCGATGTCCCACCATTGTTGTTGAACAAACACTTGTATACGTTGTATGTGTTTTCGTCCAACACATAGAATGTATTTGCATACAAGTCAACGTCAGTCGTCTGATACTCGTGATATGATGTACCAGAAGTCCAATTGTAACGAGGCACACCAAATGTCACATCAGATGCGGTAATCCGCTTCATGTGAATCATATTTCTCCACGACTCAAAATCAGTTTCTTTGATTGTGTCTACAGGAGTTGGGGGACTGTTATCGTTGTCCCACGCCTCTATTCGTCCAAAGAATGCGTACATTCTCGTTGGGGATGCTTCGCCAAATGCTTCCTTGAATTGGTCTGCATTATGGAAGCGAAATCTTTTTGTGACTACACCGGGCATTTTGATTCCTACCTAATCATCAGTGTTTTATTTATAACGAATTTATTGGGTGATAATAATACCGCCACCCAATGCGGTGACAAGTGTTGTATCTACATTGGCAGTGCCAAGTTCTGTTGTAACCGAACCAATATCACCGTCTGTATTGAACGGATTCGCATTCAATTCTACATCTGCCATTGGTTCAATTGTATCTGCTGTTGCAAATGTGGTTGTTGGTGCGATTGTAACATCTTCAATTGAGATGTCAATCTGCGGTGTGCCAAACGCAACCGTAGATGCGATTGCACTTGCATCCTCAATGGAGATAACAAGTTCATTATCTCCACCAAACACAACAGTTGATGCGATTGCACCGACATCTTCAATCGTGATGTCAAGTTGCGATGTACCAAATGCGGTTGTTGGTGCGATTGTGACATCTTCAATAGAAATTACAATCTCTGGTTCTGTCGGTGCTCCGATTGTAGTTGCGTCTGTAACAACAACGGTTGACGCAATGCCACCGACATCTTCAAGTCGGAAGGAAACAACCACAGGTCCCGCAGTGACAACTGGTGGTTCTGCAACATCCAACTGGAGGTCTTGACGACGAACGATTTCTGCTTCTTGAACAGTGACGACAGTTGTCTGAATTTGAAGTGGAGGTGTGAACTCAATTTCAAATTCTGATTCAACAGTAACGACTGACGGAACTGTTTGTTCAATTGTAATTTCAATAATCTGGTCAGTAAACAGAATTGTACCAGACGGATGTAATAATTTATCAACAACCGACTTATATAAGTCCTGTCCGATACGAGACCGCAATACATATGAATATTCTTGATAATAGAAGTTATCTTGAAGAACGTTGTCTCCCCCAAGAATACCACGATTATTATCAGAATATACACCGACAGTATTGGCAACACCAGTTGGTACTAGTGATGCTGTCCCGTTGAATGTGTTAGACGATGTGAGATTGCGGAAAGCAACGGTGTTGTTCTTATTGTATCTAAAACCACGTTGAACAACTTCAAGCGAACTTGCCGCACCGAATAAGTTGTTAGCAACAATAACAGCATTCTTCCCTTTGATGCCACCAGACCCATCATCCAATTCACCAAGTAATTCAATAACTCCAGTGTCAACTACATTCGCAGTCGGCAACAAAGCATATCCAAATCCTGGATTGATGAGTTCAAGTTCCGCAATCGTACCAATCTCTGCTGCAGTGTTGAATGACAGTGCAGTCGTTAGTGTTGTGTCAACATTTGATGATGCGAGAGTTGCGTTGACATTAGCATCAATAAATGGGTCACTATTGAACGGATCAGAACCAATACTGACGTTACGCATCAGATTGATGACATCAGTATTCAGTGAAATTGTTTCGGTGTTTGATAATGTTTTGACACGGAAAGACGCACCCTGTCCCGAACCACCAGAAATAGCAGGAGTGAGTGAACTGCCTCCACCTTCGGTGGTGCTGTAGATGACGTTTGCTCTGTATCCCGAACCACCATCCACAATTCGGAAATCAACCGCACTGTCACCAACCGTACTCAGAACTCGTGCCGTGCCGTTTGCGCCTGTACCTTGAGTTGATACGATACTAACAAGGTCACCAGAAACGTGTCGTGCCCCGCCATCAATAACAGTCAAAGACCGTAAAGGTCCAATTGTTGCATTGACCGTACCAGTGATATCACTGTTGATGACGGAAATTACTTCCCCATCAAAGAACTCACCCTCAACCTCAAAAAGATTGAGAGTACGAATAGTCAAACCACCTTCAATTGTTGTGACAATAGAGTCAACTCTGGCACGACCACCACCCGCACCAACAATGATTTCACCACCTAGTGCATCAATTGGATTTCCGGCAAGGTCTAGTACACACCGCAGAGTTGTCTTCTGGTCAAAACGTCCATCGGACGCACGGAGAATCTTATCGCCAGGATATGAAAACTCAACATCGGTGTCGAATAGTAAACGGAACAGAAACTTATATGCGTTTTGTGAACCTTTTGCACGATACAGGTCCTTGATGTTCTTTGCGAGGATTCTCTTATCGCCCCGAACATCAGGGGGAATATCACGAACAACTTCATCAAAGAAATACTGAACAAACTCATCTGATGCTTGGTCAATATCTTGATTTTGCGTTAGGGTTCGGAGTGTACCAAGTGCTTGTCCTGACTGCTCAATGTACTCATAGTATGCTTGTAAAAAGTCAGCAAATAACGGTGCTTCGTCTTGAACGAAACCCGGTAGTTGTTCGTCAACAAACTGTGATATTTGCTGTGCGTATGCCATCAGTAAATCAGGTTCCCTGCAAGTGGAGACTCTTGTACCGTAAACGTAGAACCAGTTGTTGCGATATTACTTACAGTTCCGACTTGCAAACCTGAATTGTCATCAAAGATTGTAACATCAACCCGACCAATCAGTAGAATGGTGTTACGTCTACCTTCGATGTTTTGATTGGAAGGAACCGCAGTCACAAAAATTTCAGAACCAGTAAATGAATTAGGTTGGAAATTATTCAGTGTTATAACACCATTTCGGTAATCCACTGTACCTGCATCTTGTAAGACAATGACGGGTTCAGTGATTGGTTGATTTGCAACCACAATGTCAATCCGACCCCGACCATTATCTCTCAACACACAGACTCGATTGCTGAACACAAATTGAGTTGATGTAATTGTACCCAAGTGACCTTCGTGTGGATTACTGAATGCGTGGTCAAAATCCAAAGTGTAAGATGCAGTGCGAGTCAAATCGGGGCGAAATCTTTTCTGAAGTGCAAATCCACAACCTGTCGAACCGACAATACCAATATCGGCAGTATCCACGGTGGCAAGAAACTTAGAGTTACGCCATTTGCGACCAAACACACCCAAGTTGTCTGTTTCGTATTGAACGACTTTGTTGGCAATTGCTTGTTGAATTTGTGCGACTGTGCTTGTCGTTTGGGTAAAGTCAACTCGTGAATTGATTTTTGGCAACAGATACAAATACGTTGGGTCAATAAACACGGGTTCAATAGACTGCACGTTGTATTTTTCTAACAGTGCAACCAATTCTAATTTTCGTGCGTCAGACAACACTGTTCCAGCAATTGGAGCTGCAGCAATGTAGACCTTTCCATAAACTGGAGGACTTGCGTCTTGACCACCATACACAAACACAGACTTGACATCACTCGCATTTGCAAGTACAATACGACGATAATCTTCTGCCGTAACTGCACGTTCTTGTGTTTCAAAATTTTTCCCTGCATTGAACCGAATAGTTTCAATACCCTCTGGTTCAGCACCACCTGCCGCCCGACTGTTGGTTTCAATCGTGTAAGTTGATTGCCCACCAATCGAACCCGTGGCAGAGAAGTTGTTCGCACCATTTCCATCTTTGGCATTGACAACACGATATCGAGCAAATACGGTACTGCCACTAATCGGACGTTTACCCAACACATTGTCACCAAATACAAGTAACGGACGATTGTTAGAAGTTTCCTCTAAAAAATAAACCGCACTATTGCCATTGACTTCAAGTAATGTCGTTGCTTGAGTGTAAACTGTGTTTGTGCCTGATGTCTGAACAGTCACATCAAAATAACGAGAGTCCACATTGGCATTCGGAATTGTGAACTTAGTGTTAGACCCACTGACATTGAACCGATGCGTCAGAATTGTCCCTTCGGTAATATTGACATTTGCTGAATAACCGTTCAATGAGTTTGCACTAATCAACTTGGATTCAGTTGTAGAGAATGTCAGAGGAATACTATTGACTGTCGTGGTGAACTGTTGACCTTCAGGTATTAGAATGGTTGTGTCAACTGTGGATGTGTTGGCATTCGGAAACTTGATGTTGATTGTGGCAGTCGCACCTCTTGCTGAACGGGGGGTGTAACCTAATGACTTGGCACGAGATACCACAGAGTCACGCAACTGTGCGGAGTCAAGGAATCCTTCATTGACTGCCATATTCACATAAAAGGCATTGTAGTATGTGTTGTAGGCAAGC